GTATTGGACGTAGTAGATTCAAGCAAGGGCAACAAGTAATCCCTGGAGAAGTTTCCTTTAATAGTCGATTAGACTATGTTAAACTTGCTTCTGTTTCAGAAGTTGCAGTTAACGTTGGTGGTAATATTGTATTCCAAAAATATGATATTAAACAACTAGTAGGAGCAACTCTTCAGGGATTAACCTCTGGAGTAACAGCAACTGTTATATCTTATAGTTATGGTTCTGCTGTAGCGTCGGATATTCTATTTTTAAAATATACAAATAGCGGAAATGCTTCGAATGAATTTAATTTCAGACAAGGTGAAACTCTAGAAGCATTAAACATAACAGATACTCCTACTTTAGTTGTAGGAACTGATGGTAGTGTATTGCCAACTACTATTAGTGTAAAAAATTATGATACTGGTGTAGTATCAGTAATTGATAGTCCAGCAATGGGATTCGCATCTGCTGTTCAAGTAGAACAAGGTGTATATTTTATTAATGGATATTTTGTAAGCAATGCCAAAGAACTTATTATTGTTGATAAGTATTACAATAAACCAACTGTAAAAGTTGGATTTTTAATCACAGAAAGCATTATAACTGCTGAGGAAGATAAGTCTTTATATGATAATGCTAAGGGGTTTTCAAACTATTCTTCTCCTGGCGCCCATCGTTTAAAAATTGATTTAAATTTAGTTGCTAATGAATATGATGCATTAACCAACGATAACTATGTTCAATTAATTTCTATTAAGAATGGAGAAATAGAACGTTTAGTAAAAACTACTGATTATGCCCTGATTGAAGAAACTCTTGCTAGAAGAACATTTGACGAATCTGGCGACTATGTTGTAGATAACTTTTCAGTAGACTTAAAAGAATATTATTTAAAAGATAATAACAAAGGTTTATATCCTTTAAATATCGAAACAAATTTAGTAAACGGTAAGACAGAATCCGAAGCCGAATCTTTAATGGTTGCTGGTGTGGGACCAGGAAAAGCATATATTAAAGGTTATGAAGTAGTAAATAAAGATGTAAAATATCTAAACGTAAATAAGTCTAGAGAAACACTATCAAAAGAAGATAATAAGATAAGATTAAATTCATTATCGTATTTTAATATTTCTAACGTTTATGGATCTATTCCACTAAACGCAGAAGGGCAAGATTTAACAGCATATCCAACAGTTTATTTAAATTCCGTCTATAATGATGGAAGTTTGGGTTTTAATAACACTGAATTATCTACTAGTGAAAAGCAAACTATTTCTAGAAGAAATTCATTATATTCTATTGATGATGGTATCATCACATTAACTTTAGATAACCCATCGAAGTTCTCTAGTGCTTCTTTCCCAACATCTACAAGTTTTGGCACAACTTTTGCTACATTATGGTATGTTGTAAATAAAGGAACTGCTCCTGCTTCCACAACAGTAAGATCTTTAGAACTGTTATCTTATTCTGTGGTAGAGAGACCATTTGATATTACGAATGCTACTTTAGGTAGTATTACTGCAATTAACACAATTAGTCCTGCTGATACTGCTAGAAATGCTGGTACATACACAATTAATGCAAATGACTACACAACAACTGGCATAGGATTTGGTGCTACATTCACAATTATTATTGATAGTGCTGGCGCGGCTGGTGTCCAGCTAACTAATGGTGGAACAAATTTTACAGCACTAGAAACATTTACTATTCAAGCATCTAAAATTGGAGGAGCTGGTGCGAACTTAACATTCAAAGTTGCCACAATTTCTTCAACCACATCTTATCTAGAATTAACTGTTAGAGGTAATAAAGAAGATTTATATGTATTCTTAAAAGAATATGATGATAGTGATTCTAGCAAGAAGAGAAAACTTTTCCTATCAAACACAGATGCTCAGAACTTCTACTTCCAAACTGGAACACCAACTATTTTCCCATATTCAGAAGTTTTAGATTATAACGATATTATTACACCAATTGTAGGTGTGTGTAAACCAAAAGACTTTTCATTAATAGAAAAAGGTTCTGGATTTAAAGAAGATACCGATATTATTCTTTCTAGGGGAAGATTGGGTTCTGGTTCTCCTACTTACAATTCTATTTTTCGATTTGCTTATTTCAATCCAGCATTTTTTACAAGAATTATTGTAGATACCGATTTACCAATTATTTCAGTTGGGTTTGCTCCTGGAAAATATATTTTGGGTTCTACCAGTGGAGCATATGGAGTTATTGAAGGTTCTTCAACTAGCAAGTATTCCATCGGCAACATGTTGTTAGTAAAAACGCTCTCTGGTAATTTCTTACCTGGAGAAACAATTACTGATGAAGGTGGGCAATCAAGAAGAATTGCAAGAGAAGGAACAATATCCCACTTTGTTGTAATGAATAGAGGAGGTGGTTATCCAATAACAACTACTTTGAACATTAATGGCGTAAATTACGATGCTTCTGCTATTGAAATTGGTATAACTGCTGCAACTATATACAAAGCAACTATTAAAAATCGCAATTTAGTTGGTGCTGTTTATGCAAGCACACCAGAAGTTACCTTCAATACAGGCAGCACTAATCCAGGAGCTTCTGCTGTAGTAAAACCAGTTCTTTATAGAAATACTGTTTATACTTATAATTCGGAAAATGTAAAATCATTACAGTCTTCATTTGGTTCTGGTTCCGTATATAAATTTACAGCTGACGTTGAATCATTCTCAACAAAATATATTTTCTCAAAAACTATTACTGATTTTAATTTCACTGGTCTAAAAGGTCAAAAATATTTGACCTGCAATGGGTTTTCTGGTGATCCATCAAATGAATTGATTCAGGGAGATGTAATTCAATTTACAGATGATAATAACGCTCCTATTCGTACAATAGTACAGAAAGTTGATAAATCAGAAGGATTAACTAAATCTAAAATTTGGTTAGATAATGTTTTAAGAAAAAATGTTTCAAATGCTAGCGTTGTTAGAATTAGACCAGTTATCAGCAATGGTTCTAAATCAACTTTGATAGTTTCTACGGGGTCTAAGTATCTAAAGAGCGTTGTGCAGGATACTGCAGATTCAAAAATTAAGTATTACTTCCGTAGAGACTTTGTAACTACAGCTTCAACAAGTGGAGGCAACTTAACTTTTGCTGCTCAATTACCATATGGTACTCAAAGATTTGCTTCTTTCAGTGAAAATAATTTCTTATTAACTGTTTTAAATAAAAATTCTGCAACCACTGTTTTATCTGGTGATATCATTTATCTAAAAGAAGACCAAGTTACAATAGAAAATACAACTGCAGGAATTAATGGTACTACCGCTGGTAGCGTAAAAATTACATTACCATCTAATTTTTTTGGAACTAGTACTAATTTCCCAACTTTAAAATTAACAGCAACAATTGAAGTATCTAAATCAAAACCACGTTTAAAATCTATCGTAAGAAACAAAAGAATTTTAGTTGTTTCTCCTGGTGATAGAGTTGTTCCTGTTAGAGGTGTTGATTTTGATTCAGATAGCACTGATATTTTATCTTATTCTGATGTAACCAAAGTATTTAAAATTTTTGAAGGAACGGTTCAATCACCTCCCATTATTTCTGCTGCAAATGATTTAGTTACAGGTACAGATGTAACTGAAAGATTCTCGTTTGATGATGGTCAGAGAGATACATTTTATGATGTTTCTAGATTAGTATTAAAACCAGGATTTACTCCTCCTACTGGTCAACTAATTATCATCTTTGATTATTTTGAGCATTCGCAAGGTGATTTTTGTACGGTTGATTCTTACCTACATGAAGCTGGCGTAAGTCTTGACGAAATTCCAGAATTTAACTCAAACGTTTTAGGCAAAGTATCATTACGTGATGTATTTGATTTTAGACCAAAAGTAGATTCATCAGCAACAATCAGTGGATATCAAGATAATGCTATTCTATCTTTAGCAGATTATAATAGTTTTACTGGTTCTGCTGGTGTAACAACTAGCACTATAGCTACTGAAAAAATACTAGACTATTCAGTTTCATTTAATATAAAACAATATCTAGATAGAATTGACGGATTGTTTGTTAATAAGAAAGGCGAATTTTTTGTAACTGAAGGTGTTTCTTCATTAAATCCTACAAAACCAGAAAATACTAGCGATGCTGTAGCAATATACTATTTCTATGTTCCTGCTTACACAATCACATCTAAAGATGTAAGAACTATCACTGTTGATAATCGTAGATATACAATGAGAGATATTGGTAAGTTAGAAAAGCGTATTGAAAGATTAGAGCAATATACTTCTCTCAGTATTTTAGAGCAACAAGCTTTAAATATGCAAGTTAAAGATGATTTAGGGATTGATAAGTTTAAGAGCGGGTTTATCGTCGATAACTTCGAAAACCACGGAATCGGAAACGTAGGTTCAGAAGACTATCAATGTTCTATTGACACTCAACAATCTGTTTTACGTCCAAAATCAGTTGAATCTTCATTTGAATTGAAAGAAGTAAACACAACAGATGAAGAAAGATTCTTAGATAACTACAAAAAAACTGGTCCTATTATTTCTTTACCATATAAAAGTGTTCCTGTTATTCAAAATACTTATGCTACTAAAACAATAAATCCAAATCCATTTGTTGTTCTACAATATGTTGGTGAAGCAAAACTATCCAGACCAGTAGATTCTTGGTATGATGATAGAGACAAACCATTAATTTTAGATAACGACAGTAAAATTTTCTCAGTATTTTTTGCAAGAGATGATGCTAGAGAAGGATTTGCAAGTCTACATAATAATTTTATAATTAACTGGACTGGAGCAAACAAAGTATTTTTTAATACAAGTGCATTAAATAACGTTTCTTCGTTTACTGCTTCTTCTTCAACTGTCTCTGCTTCTGTTGGTAGTTCGTCTAATATTAGTCCACAAAACAATCAGATAAGTAAAGGAACTAGTAAGAAAACAGTAGGATTAAGTTCAATTAACTCGTCAATTCAACAATACTGCAGAAGTGTACCTGTTTTCTTTACTTTAACTAGAATGAAACCATCTACAAAATTCTATGCATATATTGATGGTATTAATGTAGATAGATGGGTTATGCAAGACTTTCGTTATACTTCAGTTGCTGGCAATTCTTTAAGTACATTTAATAGCGGAATTACAACAGATTCAAATGGTAACGCAAGTGGAATGTTATTAATTCCTTCTGGTCTTCCACCTGAGTCGGGTTCTACCTGGAATAATGATATAAATTCTTTACTTTACGATACCGCTGCAAAAACAGTATCATTTATTGTTGGTGAAAAAACAATTAGATTTACTTCTAGTAGCACTAATGAAGATACTAGTAAAGTAATTTCGTTTACCGAAGCAAAATATTATGCTACAGGAATTTTACCAGAGTCTCCTGCTTCTATTATTTCTACTGTTCCTGCAATTTTAAAATCAAATGAAGGACTTCAGTTAGTAGAAAGTTCACAAACTCAAGCAAAACCAAATCCATTAGCACAAACTTTCTCTGTAAGTAATGCTCCTGGTGGGATGTTTGTTACTGGAATGGATTTATTTTTCAATAAAAAAAGTTCTACCATTCCAATTAAAGTCTATTTGTCCAATATTGAAAGCGGAAAGCCTGGTAAATATGTTGTTCCTGGCACAGAATGTATTTTGAATCCAGATACATATTTAAAAGTTTATACCAATGGAACTATTACAGTTACCCAAGGAGAAAAAGTAACAGGTTCTAATTCTGGTGCATCTGGTCCTATCAGCAAAATTATTGATAAAAATGGCACTCCGTTATCATTATCAGTAACAAATACTTATACTATGGCAAATGACCAAGTATATACATTAATTCTAAACAATCACAACGGAAAGTCGTTTGTTGAAAATGAAACTTTAAATATTCCATCAGTTACATTATACAACAACGCAAATGCAACTTCTCTACAAACAACTATTGCTAGAGATTCTGGAAGAATTACTGCATTAAAAATTGATAATTGTGGTTCTGGATATGAAACTGCCACTCTAACAATTGAAAGTCCTCAACTTATAGGAGGCACTAATGCTACTGCAACTTGCAAGGTTTCTGGTGGCAATTTTTATGATACTACCTTATTAGTTGGCGGTTCTGGATATACAGATGCTCCTTCTGTAATTATTACATCTACTGGAACTCAAGCAGCAAATGCAGTTATTAAGTCTGTATTAGAAATAGATTCTCCTGCAGTTAGAATGGGAGTTGCTATTGATGAAACAGGTGCAACACAATCAATCATTCGAACTCACTTTGAGTTTGATTATCCAATTTATCTACAAAATAATATTGATTATGCTTTTGCAGTAGAAACAGATTCAACTGATTATTCTCTATGGGCATCAAAATTAAATGAGAAAGAAATTGCAACTGGTTCTACCGTTTCATCTCAACCTTTATTGGGGTCTGTATTTAAGTCACAAAACGTTGATATTTGGACAGAAGATTTATTTGAAGATATCAAGTTTACTTTGTACAGAGCAGAATTTGATATTCAACAAGATGGTGTACTTGTATTAACAAATGAACAAATTGGTTACGAACAAATTGAAACTACACCTATAGAAACTGATTCTTCTTCTGATTCAACTGCTACATCGACATTGTTTAAAAACAACAATACTATTTTCAAAGTTCGCCATAAGAATAACGGATTTGAAGATTCTGGTAAGTCTTACGTTGCATTAAAGAACGTAGAAGACACAGGTGGTATTGCATCCGAAGTACTTACTCAAACTTTATTTAAAGTATCTAATGTTGGATTGGATAGTTATACTTTATCTAGTACTCAAACAGCATCTTCTAACGCAGTTGGTGGCGGTGAAAAAGTATATGCATTATATAACAGAAAATATGAAACAGTATATCCACAAATTTCATATTTAACTTTTAATGATACATCTATCAATGCAGAGATAAAAACAACAAACATTCTACCCGTTGATAGCACCGTAACTTCATATCAATCATATTCTCAATTGCAGGAAAATGATGGGTATGAAAAATCTTCATTGAATGAATTGCAATTCTTCAATAACCAAAAAGTTCTAGCAAGTAGAATTAATGAACTAAAAAATAGCACTACTGTGGAAGATAGATCGTTATCATACAAAATAAAGTTATCATCCAGTAATAAATATCTATCTCCTATTATTGATTTACGTGTTTCTTCAATCAAATTACTCAATAATAAAATTGATAAAGGAACAGGATACGAAAATAGATATGGTAGGAGAAATCAAATTATAACATTCTATCCCGTTTATTCTTTTATTGTTCAAGGACTAAATGTTGCAACTATCCAAGCAGGAGATCCTGGCAATAAGAAAATTGTGACTGGAAATACATCTAAAGCTTCTGGAGTAATTGTCAAATTTGATAGTGCTTTGAGTAGGTTATATGTTAAGATGTTGACTGATATTAATTTCTCTCCTAGCGAAAGTTTATCATTCGGGTCACAACCTACACTTACTACTATAACTGTAGGTTCAACTGGAGTTACAAGAGAAACATTTACTTTTGCAACAAATTCTATAGTAGAAGCAATTGATGCTACGGATATAACTAAGAAGTATACTAATTTAATTAGTGGTAAAGTAGTACTATGGGACGCTGAAAAACAGCAACTAACTGTCTCCAACAATAAATACCCAATCAATAATAACTATACCGCCCCAGCAACTCCTGGTTCTGATTATGCAAGAATTCCATTCTCTTCTTCCGTAAGAACCCAATCAAAAGATATCTTTAGGGTTGGTGATTTACTTGGATATGAAAATCAATTATCGGGAACTGAAGGATTCTTAGAAATTAAATCTATTGAATCTAGTGTTGGTCTTCTATTTGTACCAGAAATCAATAACAATAGTTCCACTCTTGCAAAATATGTAAGTAAAGAAGTTAATTTAGAAAATCCAGCAACAGGTATTGATGTTAGATTAACCGCAAATGTATTTGAAGAAGATGATATCAAGTTAATGTATAAAGTTAAGTCAACCAGTTCGCAATTTAATTTTAATGATTTAGGTTGGGAATATTTCAATGGTGATGGTTCTCCAGATGTTAGAGTTATTCCATCATCAGATAATACTATTGCTCCGTATATTGAAGACCAAAAATCGTATAAAGAATATAAATTTAGCGTTAAGAATTTAACCGAATTTTCTTCGATTGGTATTAAAATTATTATGAAGTCTTCAAATCCAGTTTATGTTCCTAAGATTCAAGATGTAAGAGTAGTCGCTTCATACTAATGGATTATTTGAAAGTAATAGACCACGAGCATCTTGTTCGAGATACCAGTACTGGTGCCATTATAAATACTGATAAAAGTGTCTTTGAAGATGCAAAGAAACTACGTAATGGTAGTGCATCGATTAAAAAACTTCAATCTGACGTTGAAGATTTAAAGCATGAATTATCAGATATTAAAAATCTTCTAAGAGAATTTATAAGAAATGCCAATACTTAGAAATGTAGCGAAAACAGATACTCTGGAATCACAGAGAGTAAAAATTAATTTATTGGCACAAGACGTATTTGATCTTGGGGGCGGTGGAAGTTCTTTT